TCAGTTGTATCTGTTGTTTCCTGTGAGATGTCTAAAGACCATGCTTTCGCATTACCCATAGCACTCGCATTTCCTGCAACAGTTACACTTCCATCGTGTCCCTTGATAGCCATTATGTAACTCCTTCTTTAATTGTGTTAAACGTAATCAGAAAGCCTCGCTCTTGTCTATCGACAATAACCACAACCTCGTCAACCCCCTCATCTCTTGTAGCATCAAGAATAGCCTTTATCTTCGTCTCCGTATATAACCGCTCATCAAGAAATAACTCCCATTCCTCTGTGATGTTATACACCTGTTCAGAAAACGAAGATTCTTCTTCATTAATCTCAAAAGATTTTGTTGATTCACGAAATTCACGATTGTTGAGCGTGTCATTCTTTGTAAACTTATAGCCTTTGCTTTTAAGTAGCGACTTCATTTTTGCAATACCACTTGATTACCTAACTTCTTCTCAGACTCCTCAATAGTTCCATCTTCGTCTAAATCGTAGTCAGCCTTTAAGGTAGTTAACTCACTCTCGTAAGACTCCTTATAAACTAAATATGACTCGTGAAATATATCATCGGTGTCCGCGTCCTGTCGTTTAGACATACAAATTAATTGTAGAGTCTTGGTCAAATGAAGTTCTTTCACTTGAGCAGTTGTCTTAAATAAATCCGAATCTAAACCACGGTTTCGCATCTCGTTTCTGATAATATCAAACGCACGATTGATGTAACCTGTGTAGTCCAAGTACAGAATACCAAACCCAGTTGAACTATCAATTGCCGTTGTTACAGCATCAAATCCAAATGTACCTGTTGTATCTGTGTATGAAGTTATAGTAGCGTCTTCTCCAGCATTCGCACCAGCGACAAAGGAGATAGTAGCGCCCTCAATTTCAGCCTGTACTAAGTCGGTTAAACGACCGCATACAAGTGAAGTTGTTGAGCCACTATCTGCCTTCTCGTAGTGGTCTGCAAGTATTGGTAATGCTTGAATAACATCTGCGTTTTTTAATGTCCACGCTGGCATATTAAATCTCCTCTAAACACGGCAAATCTTTCATTGAATCAAAATGTGCCTTTTTTGAAAGGGTAACAATATCACCCTCTTTATAAGTGTAGACTTGACCATCAATGCCATGTGAGCCATCGCGCAAAGCCTTTAGTTTGGGTCTAGCAGTAGACTTTTTAGCTACTGCCTTTTTGAATACTGCCTTTCCCATTAGATTACGCTCCAGTGATTACGCGTAGTGCGTTTTGATCAATAACACCGTATTTCAACACGCCATACCAACCAACATTCACAGTACGACCAAGGTTATCTGAACCCTCAACAATACGAAGTGATGGAGAAGAAGCAATAGCCTTGCCGAGTGCGTTCTTGCCGAAACAAGCAACAGTTCCCGCAGTTACGTTTGAGTCTTCAACTAGCGTGAAGCCTTCCAAAGCGCCAACCACACCAGAAGTAGCAGTTGCCAAGTCTGTGTTTTGAGCAAGGGTAATGAAATCACCTTTGACGTCTGAAATCTGCGAAGGATTAACGAACGCAACATAACGACCATCTTCAAACTTAGCAATACCAGCATTCGCAAGAGCAGTATAAGCCTATCACGAATCAAGGTTGTATAAGGTGGCAGAAGTATCAGCAGCGATAGTATTAGTACCAGCCTCAACAGCAGCAAGACCAAGTTTGTCAGTTGTTTCACCAAGGTTCACACCAACCAACTCAGCAGACGCAAGGTCAGCTTTGCCAGCAGTAGCGATGTTAGCTAGTGAAGTTGAAGTAATAACAGCACCGTATTCATCCATAGTTAGTTGAACTTTAGTGTCAGTCATTGTAGTTGAAGATGCCTCTGTGCCATCTGTCAACGGTGTAGTCGCAGCAGTCATACGAGAGAATACTGTGAAGGCGATTGAGTTAGCCATATCATCTTGTCTGATAGTAGCATAAGCATCAATCTTGTTGTAACTGTTACCAGAAACAATTACCGCCTGATTCATCAGGTCAACAACTGAATCGGATAAAAGTGCTTTTGTATTTGTAGCCATTTTAATAACTCCTAAGTTATGTCATTTTGGAGCGCATAGAGTTCAGCCATAGATTTTGCAGATTTAACACGTTCAGACACATCTAACTGCGCCCTATTCGGTGATGAATCTACCCTCTTTGCCTGTACCTGCGTTCCGTTAAAAAGATAAGGTTTTTCGGTCTTTAATGATTCGATAAAAGAACCTTCTTCAAAGTCCTCGCTTCCAACTGCCTGTTGTAACAAGTGCTTAAAGTAATCAGCATCATTAATACCGTTTTCGGTAACTGTTCTTTGAATAGCCATATCGACTTCCATTGATTTTAGTTTACCTTCCAGACCCTCGATTGTATTATTAAGCGTTCCGTTTAACTCTGAGGCTCTGTCCAAATCGGACTTCTGTGCTTCATCTGTTTCACGTTTCGCTTGAATCAACGCTCTCGCCTGTTCTAAGTCATCTACTCCCAGACTCTTTGCGACTTCGTTTTCAGCACGTTTAGCACCTTTGCTGAATCCTTTATCTATCAAAGCGTCAAGTTTAGATTGTGTTAAGACCACCTCATTTTCTTGCGTCTTAGGTGTTTCGACCTGTGTATCTGCCGTTTTTTGCTCGTCAGCCATTGGATTACTCCTGTTATTGAAATTCTATCATCTTCCGCGTGTCTTGACAATAGCCTTGCCGAGTCTAATCTTTATTTGCTCGAGTTGTTTCTTGTCAAGTCCAAAGAATGGGCGCTTCAAAGTCTTATGATTATGAAATGCTTTCTTTGCTTCGTTCGTGTTTGGAAAGAATAATTTTACACCATTCTTAATCTTCTTGCGATTGATAGACTGAAGCATAGTACCACCGTCAGTCAATGTAACCCTTCCGCTTTTTGGTGTATTCTTTGAATATGGTCTAAAACCTTTTAAATTTTTATCTTTGCCTGATTGCGTTCTTTTAATGATTCCTGTTATTGTTCCCTCTGCAACAGAGAACAATATCTCATTTGACTTTTGAATACGTTTCTTGTATTTACCGAAATTCGGCTTTTTAGTTACTCTCATACCCATTAGCAACAGCCTCTTCTTTTTTCATTTTATAAAATCTATGCCGACAATTATACGCCCTGTCTGAATCGCCCTCAATTCTGCTTTTCTCTGAGTCGTTATATGTTTCATTTCTTGATAATACTCTACGGCAAAAGTCCCTTGTCTTGCCATCGTTAACGCCAACATATACCCAAACACCCTCACCAACATCTTTCGCTCTAAGGTCGATAACCTCTTGTTGAAACTCACCGATAGCTGTTACTGCATACGTCTTAGCGTACTTAGCAAGGTTAGAGCCTTCCAGTGTGCTGGCTATTCCCTGCGTCATTGTCGCAAGAGAAGCATCAGCAATAGTATGTTTATATAATTCACGCTTCACCGCAAGCCCAACATCATCACCAAGTCGCTGAAAGAAGTCCCGCTTCATCTGTTTAAGGATCTGTATCTTTGTCGCGTCCTCTGTTGTGAACGCTGTCGAGAAGCCACCTGCCTCAAACGCTTTGATCGCGCCTGTGTATAGTTCATTGAATTGGTCATCTATTAATTTATTAACAAGTACATAATATCCAGAGTCCCTTAATACCTCGCGCCATATCAACTCATAGCGCAATATATCATCTTGGCTAATGCCAGCCAGTGCTGATTGTGCTAATCGTTTAGCCCTGCTAAATACCTTCTCAACATCACCATCGAACTGGCGTATAAACGCATCTATCTTGGCTTTGTCTTGGCTATAAATAGCATCAAGATTAGGCATTATTCAATCCCTAAAGCGCCAACAGTATCAGCGAGTGAACCACCTGATTTAATCTTATTCAACATATCATTACGAGCGTTCAAGTTATCATCAACAAGAACCCTTGCTTCTTCTTCGGTTAGGTCTGGGTTTTCTCGCATCAGTATAGATGTTGGTTTGTTTAATCCAAGGTCAATAGATTGTTGGTCAATAGTCAACTGTTCCTGTTGTGATGATGGATAGTTTGGCTCAACAAAGTCAACCAATATATCAGCGTTACCGTAAGACTTACCATACTCCTCACTAACCACCTTGATTAGATTGAATAGTTCTTTCTCGTAGTCTTTAAAGTCCTGCTGCTGTTCTATTGTGAATCTATCCAGCTTCATATTCTCCATCTGCAAGGCAAAGCCAGAAGATGCTTGTGAAGTCATGCGGAACTGTTGAGGCGATACACCATAGCTAATAGCCAGGTTGTTTGCTAACTCCTGGACAACATTATGTAGCTGCTCATAGTTTGACTGCATATCCAGCACACTGATTTCTGTGTTCTGACCAGTTAGCGTTAGGATAGATAAAGGATCAAGCACTTGACCAAGCAACTCACCAACGTTATCACCCTTGCCAACTAACTGTTTGAATGATTGAGTCTTAATAATGTGATTCAAGAACGTTAAATGAACAGCCATATCAATCGTGCCGTTAGTTAAGTCATCACCAGTGAAAGCATCCCAGAACTGGGTATCTCTCCAGCCATTGTGCATAAATACGAATGGCAATACTCCGAATGGGTTTACCATCTCGTCATTATCTTCGACAGCGACAATCTTATCTTCACCAGCACCACGATGAATGTAGTAATGCTCCTCGTTAGACCAGAACGCCCAGCGCTCTACCTTGTCATTAATCATATCAACAAAGTACATAACTGATTCAGCCT